GACGGACGACATTGCCCGGTTTGGCAGCAGCTCGGACTTCCGCACGCTTGCCGAATTGCAGGCCATGACGAAATCAGCCGCGACCACTGACGCGCCCGAGGACAGCCTGTTCATGCCGAACGTGACGCTGCTGGAGCCGCTGGCATGACGCGGTCCATGCATTCCGGGCGCGCCGGGCTTAAACTCGCGGCTCACCCGAGCATCATGAGAGGACGAGTATGACCAAGACCCCCGAGCGCAGCCAGAAAGAGCGGCTGGCCGATAACATCACGACCATGGACGAATTGGCAACCGGCAAGGGCCGCGCCTTCATCCAGCCCGGCACGGCGAAGGAAATCGCCAAGGATCTGCGCGACCTCGAGCAGCGTGTGATCGACGAGCGGAAGTCGGCCGACCTGTTCGCGAAGTTCAACGACTATCGCAAGAACCCGACCGAGATGGGCCGCCGCGACCTCGCGGGTGCGCTCGGCGTGCCGGTCTACATCTTCTACGCGCCGGATGAGATGCGCCGGATGAAGGCCGAGGCCGAGCTTCGCCGCAGGCAGATCGGCCAGAATCCGAAATGATCATCGGCTCCGTCAGCAGCTCGAAGCCTCAGAACGCCCACACGGCCGCCGCTCGCCGGCGCCGCGCCGCGCGGGTAGCGCTGGTCCCGGAGCAGATGCCGGAGCAGGCGCCGGAGGACACCGCCAAGCCGGGCCTGCTCGACCGGTCCCGGCAGCTCGTCGGGCGCGTGCTCAATACCATCACGGGCCGCGGGAACGCCTGACCCATGACGACCGCCTTCGCCGCCTGCTCGACAGCGACGGGCAGGCGGGGAGGGCGTCATGCCTGAAATCTCGGCATCAAAGTGGCTGACCACTGCGTCGTGGGATGATGCCCCTCACCTCGACGAGGCCGCCAAGGCGGAAATCCTCGGCTCGGTCGAGACGCACCTGAAGGACGCCCGATCGAAGGGCGACCCGGTGCTGGGCGCCGGCGCCGTCTACCCGACCCCGCTGGCCGAGCTGCTCGTCAAGCCCTTCGTGATCCCGGCCTTCTGGCCGCGCTGCTACGGCCTCGACGTCGGCTGGCGGCGCACGGCGGCGCTCTGGCTGGCCTGGGACCGCAACACCGACATCGCCTACGCCTACACGGAGCACTACCGCGGCCAGGCCGAGCCGGCCGTGCACGCCTCGGCGATCAAGGCGCGCGGCGAGTGGATCCGGGGCGTCGTCGATCCCGCTGCCCGCGGCCGCTCGCAGGCCGACGGCAAGCGGCTGATGACGCTCTACCAGGCCGCCGGGCTGAAGCTGACGCTGGCCAAGAACGAGGTCGAGGCCGGGATCTACGCCGTGCACGAGCGGCTGTCGACCGGCCGCCTGAAATTCTTCAGCACCCTGACCCACCTGCAGGACGAGTACCGGAACTATCACCGGTCGACCGGCAAGGATCATGAGGGGCCGGAGGGCAAGATCGTGAAGAAGGATGACCATCTCATGGACTGCTTGCGATACGCGATCATCTCGGGCCTCAGCATCGCCTCGATCGAGCCCGTGCGCCGTCAGGGCCCGGGCCCGAGCCGCGGTGACGAGACGGTCGGGTACTAGGCATGGCCGAGACCGCGACCGCCTACGCCGAGAGCCCGGACAGTGACGCCAGGCGTGCCGCCGACCTGCTGGCGCGCGTCGGCGCCCTGGTCGGCCGCCTGCAGCTCGACGCCGACGACCGCGTCAACAAGCGCATCAACGTCGAGAAGCGCTGGATCGAGGACCTGCTGCAGTATTACGGCCGCTACGACGAGAAGACGCTGAAGGACCTGACGACCAACTACAAGTCCAAGGTCTTCCTCAAGAAAACCCGCGCCAAGACGAATTCCTGCGAGGCGCGTATTGCCGACATGCTGTTCCCGACCGACGACAAGAACTGGGCGATCGACCCGACGCCGGTCCCGGACCTGAACGAGGATGCCCGCTTCGATGCGCAGGCGATCGCCGAGCAGGCCAACGCGGTCCAGGAGAAGAACCCCGAGATCGCCGGGCAGATGATCAAGGCCGGCAACGAGAAGGCGCTGCGCGCCAAGCTCGCGAAGGCCGTCATGCAGGAGGCCAAGGACCGGGCCGACCGCATGGAAGACGAGATGGACGACCAGCTGAAGGAGTGCCTGTACGCCATCGAGTGCCGCAAGGCGATCCGGGACGCCTGCATCGTCGGCACCGGGGTGATGAAGGGCCCGATCGCGCACGAGCGCGCGCGCCGCTCCTGGAAGGAGCGCGAGGTCCAGGCCGAAGGCGGCGGCGTGACGAAGATCTTCGAGCTGCAGCACATCGAGGACCCGCGGCCGGCCTACTATCACGTCGATTACTGGAGCTTCTTCCCCGATCCCAACGCCACGTCGATCGAGGAAAGCGACGGCTTCTACGAGCGCCACCTGATGTCGAAGGGGCAGCTCCGCAAGCTCGCAAAACAGCCGAACTTCAACGTCGACGCCATCCGGCGCCTGGTGCGCGAGAACGCCCGGCAGTCGACGCCGACCTACATCTCCGACCTGCGCTCGATCATGGGCAACCATGTCGACACCTCGCTCGACCGCTACCACGTCTGGGAATACCGCGGGCCGATCGAGGCCGAGGAAATCCGCGACCTCTGCGAGTGCATGGGCGACGACACGATGAAGGCCGCCTACGAGGAAGCCGATCCGCTCGACGAGCTGAGCGTGGTGATCTGGTTCTGCCAGGGCGAGGTGCTGAGCTTCGGCATCAACCACCTCGATTCCGGCGAGCCGGTCTACTCGGTCTTCAATCTCGAAGAGGACGATGCGTCGATCTGGGGCCTCGGCATCCCGTACATGATGCGGGATTCCCAGGCGGCCATCAACGGCGCCTGGCGGATGATCCTCGACAACGGCGGGCTGTCGTCGGGCCCGCAGATCGAGATCGACCTGTCCGTCGTCGAGCCCGCCGACGGCCACAACGGCATCACGAGCCACAAGCTCTGGCTGCGCAAGCAGGACGCCGATGCGAACAAGATCGGCTTCCGGTCCTACAACATCGAAAGCCACACGGCCGAACTGGTCGCCGTCGTCAAGCTGGCCAACGAGTTCATCGACGAAGAGACCAACATGCCGCTGCTCGCGCAGGGCGAATCCGGGGCGCACCAGACCCAGACGATGGGCGGCATGTCGATCCTGATGAACGCCACCAACGTGGTCTTCCGCCGCATCGTCAAGCATTTCGACGATGGCATCACGGTCCCGAACATCCGCCGGCTCTACGACTGGAACATGCAGTTCTCGAAGCGCCAGGAGATCAAGGGCGACTACAACGTGGTCGCGACCGGATCCTCGGTCCTGCTCGTGCGCGAGATCCAGTCGCAGAACCTGCTGCTGATGGCGCTGCAGTTCACCGGCCATCCGGTGCTGGGCATGCTGATCAAGACGGCGCCGCTGCTGCGCCAGCTCGCCAAGTCGATGATGCTGTCGGCCGACGACATCGTGAAGACCGACGACGAGATCAAGGAGGACATGGCGCGCCTGGTCGAGGTCGAGCAGGCCAAGGCCGAGCAGGAGAAGGGCGCGCCGGACAATTCCGCGGAAATCCGCTCCGCCGCGACCCTGCAGGCAGCCCAGATCCAGGCCACGACCCGTCTCGAAATCGCCCGGATCGAGAACGAGACCGAGCTGATCAAGCTGGCGGCGCTGAGCAACATGAAGATCGAGGACCTCAAGACAAAGCTCGATACGGTCCGCATGCAGGTCACGTCCAGCGAGCGCAAGCTGGCCGCCGAGATCGCCGTCGAGGCCCGGACGCCCTCAAATGTCGGCTCCGGCGGCTCGGTCTCGCGCGGCTTCGCGCCGGCCGTCGACAAGTCGCAGCCGGCCGGTCCGGCCTGATGCTCGAGAACCTGGAACCGACCTCGCCGACCTGGCGCGCCGTCGCCGCCTGGGCCGAGCGCGAGATCGAGACGAACCGAAAACGGCTCGAAAACGACCTGACCCCGGAGCAGACCGCACAGATCCGCGGCCGGATCCGGGCGCTGCGGTCGCTGCTGCTTCAGGCAGAGCCGCCTCAGTCGACCCGTTACCCGGTCGGCGACCCGGTCGCCTACTAAGCCACCGCCGCCCCTTCGTGGGCCGCACCCGCCGCCTCCGCAAGGAAGGCGGCTTTTTTCGTTCGAGGAACCTGATGACCACCGAACCGACGACTCCCGCTCCCGCCTCCGAGGAAATCGATCAAGAGGCCGAAGCGAAGCAAGCCTGGAATGATTTTGCAGCCGCCGAAAAGGACGGGACCCGCCCGGCCCCTGCGGCCGCTGCCGATGACGAGACCGGGAAGGAGCCGGACCCCGACCCCGCCGCCGCACCGGCCGCGGATCCTACCCCAGACCCTGCCCCGGACCCCGCTCCTGCGGCGTCCCCGAAGACCAACGGCGCCGCACCGGAAGGTGACGCACCGAAGACCGACGACGACCCAGATCTCTGGGCCGACGCCAAGCCCGAGCTGCGGACCGCCTACGAGGCCGCCCGCGGACAGCTGGACAACCTGAAGGCCGCGAAGACGCGCGCCGAAGGGGCCATGTCGGGCCTGCAGAGGAAAGTCAACGACCTGTCACGGCAGCTGGACGCCCTGAAGACCGCCCCCAAAGCGGAGCCCACGGCCGCCGCTCCCGCCCCGAACGGCAAGGACCCCGATCCTGCCCCGGCTGAACCCGGCACCAAGCCCGTCCCGGAGAAGATCGCCGCCAAGATGGCCGCGATCAAAGAGGAATACCCGGAACTCGGCGCCATGCTGGAAGACGTCGTGAGCGAGATCACGGCCAACACCAAGTCGGACGTCGACGCGGTCAAGACCGAACTCTCCGGGCTGACGGCAAGTCAGCAAGAGCGATACCTGGAAACCCAGGTCGACATCGTTGCCGAAAAGCACGCGGACTTCACGGAAGCCCTGAAATCCCCGGAATTCCACGCCTGGTACGAGACCGCCCCCGCCTACAAGCGGGCGGCCGTCGATCGCAACGGCGAGCATTTCGTGGACGGGCAAGAGGTCGCGTCCCTGATCGACGATTTCAAGCTCGAAACCGGGTGGAAAGCCGAGGCCGCACCTGCACCGTCCGCGCCGGCAAACGGCACGGGCAAACCCACAACTCCGGCCCAACCACCGTCTCGCAAGCGCGAGGCGCAGCTTCGATCCGCCACCGCTCCCCGCACGGGCTCGCCCGCGGGTGCCGCAGCCGGCATCCCCGAGGACCCCGAAGGGGCGTGGAAGGCCTTCGAGAAGATGGGCCTCTGATTTCTAGGAGCCATTGCAAATGGTCATGTACGGCGACGGTGGGGTATCCCCCCGCACGAACGTCTATGCGGAGCGCACCATGCTTCGCCACGCCATGCCGGTCATCGTTCTCGACAAGCTCGGCCTGTCGGTCAAGATGCCGAAGAACAAGACCGACACCATCATGTTCCGGCGCCCAAACATCTTCACCGCGGCGACCGTTCCGCTCCAGGAAGGCGTTACCCCGACCGCGTCGCAGTTCACCTACGACGACGTCGGCGTGACCCTTCAGCAGTACGGCCACCTCGTGGAAGTCACTGATAAGATTGAAGATACGCACGAAGACCCCGTGATCACCCACATCAGCGAGCAGTCCGGTGAAAACATCGGCCGCACGCTGGAAGCGGTGACCTACGGCGTCGTCCGCGGCGGCACCAACGTGTTCTTCACCAACGGCACGCAGCGCACCGACGTCAACACGCCGATCTCGCTCGCGAAGGTCCGCGCCGTCATCCGTGCCCTGAAGGCCCAGAAGGCGATGCCGATCACGAAGATCCTGTCTTCGTCGGTCGACTACGCCACCCGCGCGATCGAGTCGGGCTACGTCTCCGTCTCGCATACCGACACCGACGCCGATATCCGTTCGCTGCCTGGCTTCATTCCGGTTGCCCAGTACGGCCAGCGGTCGACGATCCACGAGGCCGAAATCGGTTCGGTGGAGAACGTGCGCTTCCTGACCTCGCCGGACCTCGGGCCGTTCCTGGATGGCGGCGGCGCCTTCGCGGGCTCCGGCACCGCCATGGTGACCACGAGCGGCACCTCGGCCGACGTCTACCCGTACCTGTTTTTCGGCAAGGAGGCGTTCGGTTGCATCGCGCTCCGCGGCATGGGTGCCGTCGAGCCGACCATCATCCGCCCCGGCGTCAAGGACAAGTCCGACCCGCTCGGACAGCGCGGGTATATCGGGTGGAAGACGTGGTTTGCGTGCCTCATCCTCAACGATGCGTGGATGGCGCGTTTGGAGGCTAGCGTAACGGCGCTCTAACAACCCGCTGATCTGAAATCCTGATCGGGCCGCCCCTCACCGGGCGGCCCTTCTGATTCCCGAAAGGAAACTGCAATGCATTCTCGTGCAGGCTTCATCCACGGGACCGGCGCCGCGCTCAACGTCGAGCTGGGCTGGACCCCCGATTTCGTCATCGTCTACAACATCACCGACGGCAACAAGATCACCATGGGCAATCTCGCCAAGGTGATCGCGTTCACCGGCGGTGGCACGACCGAGGTCAAGGCCGGGGACGAAATCCGCGGTCTGACCAATGTCGGCGTCTGGGCCAAGATCCGCGAGGTCATTCTCGACAGCGGCTCCTGGGCGGGCGGCGACGCGGCCGGCTGGCTCATCTTCAGTGCCGACGACATGCACGGAACCTTCGGTTCCGAGAATGCCGAGGTCAACGACAGCGGTACCGACGACATCACGGTTGCGGCACAGACCGAAGCCGGCGTCGATATCGATACCGAGGTCGCGGCGGCGTCCGGCAACACCGGCATCCAGTCCTATGCCGGCGACGGCGACAACGGCTACCGCAAGGGCTTCACGATCGGCTCGACCGTGAGCACGAACGCCAAGCTCCTGGGGTACTTCGCCTTCCGCAACGGTCCGGGCGAAAGCCAGGGTCCGCTGGTGGCGGGCATGCCGCAGTCGGTCCTCTGGTAAGCGGCCAGCAAACCTAACGAGAA